TTTCCTTCCCAGCGCACTCCCTTGATGTCTCCTTAATCTTATCCCAAATTATTTGAGCAAGTTGGATATATTCGCGCCAGGTGAATTTAACTTTGTTTCCTTCAAGATGAACGTTTATTTCACTTGCCAGCTCCGCAAAGTTCATTGAGTAACAAGCCACGTCACCCATTGGTGACTTTATCCCATCTGCATTTTTCAATGCCTCTTTTAAATTAGTCTGCATATTATTTATTTTAACGATTAAAAAAACGTGTGATTAAAACGCCAAGGTTTACACCTGTTATGCGTTTAATATTTTCCGAAATAGAATAAAGCTCCACCGTTGCTATCAAGAACGCTGCCATGTATGTTATGTTCGGAAGAGAAAAGGTATTCCTTGCACCCTCGAATATCAGGATGCCACAAAAATAAACGACTATCTTTTCCATTGTACGGTAAAGTCCTTTGCTGTTTATCTTTTGTTGCTCTTTCTTTGCCGCCAGGATTCCCGTCGCCATGTCAGCGAAAACAACGAAAATTGTAAAAATTAGGAAGCCTTTAATCGGAATGAAAAACGATGCAATCCAGCCGCAACAAATGGCGTATGTAATTTTTTCCCACCCAAGATGCAAAAAGTTTATTAATGTTGTTTTCATTACTTTGTTTTTCTCAGGATTAATTTATTATCAAAATCTTTGAAAACATTTGCCTTCGTTAAATAAATAACCATTCTGTCGCCTTGATTTGGATAATTTAAAATATAACCATACGTGTCAGAAATAATAACCAAAGGTCTATTTAAAGATTCACCAATTTTAATCCTCAGGTTTCCTGTTTGATTTACAAATATTTCAGCCCCTGCCACAACCTTTACACCGTTGGCAATGGCTGAGTAATTACCAAGCCAAAACCTTTTAAATTGCTCTTGCAAATAATCAAATGAGCCTTGTATTTTTCCGTTACTCAATGACTTATCTAACTTGTTTGCGCTTGCGATAAACTTGTTTTGTCCCTCAAGTAAATTCAAGGCATCTGCCATTTTACGGGAATCGTCAACCAAGTCATTTGTAAGGAATGGGACAATTAAATTTGAATCATTGAATATTTTTAAACTTGAATTATCCGCGTCAATGATTTGCTTCACCTGCCAAATCGTGTCAGGGTCAACGAATACCTTTTTAATAATAATTGTATCCTGAGCAAAGGAATACAACGGGAAAAGGATAAAAAATAATATTTTTTTCATGTGTGTTTATTTAATTGCAAGCCAAAATATTTTAACGCTTTTACTTGAAGCTTCTGTACCATCGTAATTCCATGCTTGCACGGAAAAGGTTGTACTATTTTTTGTATAAACTTCAAATATTATTTTTTCTGCTCCAGCTAAACCAGCCGAAGTTACCAATATACTTGTTGGCGTTGCTCCAAGTCCATGCGTCACGGTAAAGGTTGCTGAGGGTGTTCCCGTGGTTGCAGTTGTTTCACCCCGTGTCATTAACCCCGTTTGCGCAACCGTTGTAACCTCACCCACCACGTTACTCCCGTCTTTTCCAAGTAAACTTGTCGGCGTTGCCGTTACCGTGTTTATTCTTACTTCGCCATTAACGTCAAGTGTCTTCATCGGTGATGCGTAACCAATGCCCACCCTGTCCGTCGAGGCATCAACGAAAACCATGTTAGCGTTGCCGTCGCTTTCCACGCGAAAGTCAGCGTCGGCTGAGGTTTCATTGAACACGGCTGAGCCATTGACTTCTAATTTTGCATTAGGTGAAGTGCTGTTTATACCAAAATTACCTTCCTTAGTAAAGGTAAAATTCCTGTTCCAAGAAGTATTGTAATTCCATAAATCAATACCATTATTTGCATTGTATTGAAATACGCCGCCTCCAACAGATGTACCTAAATATAAATATTGAGATTCTATAATATTATTTGAACCGTTATCTGTGGTTAAATTATCTATTCTTATTCCTTCTTTAACATTTAAAGACGAACTTAACGTCGTTGCGCCTGTTACTCCAAGTGTGCCGTAAAAATTTGAATTACCATCAAGGTCTATATTAAATGCTAAATTTTCAGCATTTAGATTTCTGCGAGTATAAAAACTATAACCTCCTTCGGTACCTCCAATAGTTGAAGTTCTAAATTGCATATTACTTTCGGCAGTTGGAACTATTATTTGCCTTCTTATTTCATTTCCTGTTTTAAAATCAATCCGTGTTGCAGTATTATTATCTGCTCCTTGTAAAGTAAATATACCTTGCGTAGTTGTATTGTTTACATTTAATCCCGTAAACGTTCCTGTTGTTGCGCTTAGTGTATTTGATATATTTGTTGCTCCACTAACACCAAGTGTACCACCTATTAAACTATTTCCACTTGCGTTAAATGTTCCATTGACATCTAATTGGTATTCAGGACTTGTATCATTTATGCCAACATAACCACCAATATTACTTACAGTTAATTTTGCGTCTCTTAAATCTGCGCTTCTTCCTCCATTTGCGTATGATACATTTAACAAATGTATTTTTCCAGTAGCATCAAAATAAGGAGATATTTCGTTTCTTTGAAATACAATAGCACTTGAACGATAATCGGTATTAGGTTGTCTGTATCCAAAATGGATGCCTGAATATTGAAATTGTCCTAATTCTCTTACGCCAACTGAAACAAAATCATTTGCATTAGAAATTACTTCCAATGGCTTGTAGGCAAAAGGAAAACCTATTGCAACGTTGCCTGAAAACAATGCTGTTGTCCCTGTCAACCCTCCTGTCAATGTTCCCCCTGTCAATGGCAAATACGTTGAAGCCGCCGTGCCCGTGCGCAAGTAATTTGTCAGCATTGAAGCCGTGTCACTTGTCAGCAACGCCGCCGTTGTGTCTCTCCATAATCCACCTTTATAATACAAAGATGAATTTTCAACAGGAGACGTTATTGAAACGTCATGAAGCTCTGACAATTTATAACCAGATGCCACGCGTATGGCTATTGTTCCATTGTTTACATGGCTATTGATACAAAAGCCGATTGGCATATCAATGTTTGGCGCAATAGGTTCAATGTCTGTCCAAACACCTGCCACCGTTGGCGAAGGGTAAAGGATTGCACCAGCCGCAAAGGTATCAGTATTAACCTGCCTTATTTTGCCAAATGAAATAACGTAGCCATCTTCACCGTTGCTTAAATCATGTGCCGTTATTCCAAGTAAATATTTTGCATCTATTGAGCCGTTGGCGATAAATTTAGCAACCGTTATTCTCCCACTTGCGCCCACCGTGCCATTGGCGTAAACAAGGCTTCCTTTTGTAATTGTTGAGCCTGTTTGATTCTTAACAAGCCAAAAGTTTTTGAATCCAAGTTCGTTGGGTACATTGTCATTTAATCCAAGTACCACCGTACCTAAATCAGAATCCCAACGCATCTTTGCCGTGTCCACGTTATTGGTGGGAACATTGACGTTGAAAAACAAGGAATCCACGGGCTGAGTGAAAGCAGCCGCGCCACCGCCAACCAAGTTCCAAACGTTTGAAGTAAAATCAAATGAATAAAATTTTAAATTAACGGTATCAAGAATCACCCATGCGTTTTGATTGTTTATCGGTTGAATGGAAGCCGTGTCTGACAATGCACCACGCCAAACAAGCCCGTCGCCAGTCGTCTGGAAACCAAGGCGTTGTTTGTTTCCTGTGTTTGGGAATTGGGCTAAAAGGGTAAACGAAAGGAATAAAAAAAGAATTGAAGGCAATGGTTTTTTGCCTCCAATCTTCTTGATTATACTACTCCCCAGTTTAAGCAATACTTGTTCCACCAATATTTCACCCACGCGCCCCAATGTTTTTAAAAAACGTCTTTCTTTCTTTGGTTTTATTTCACTCATAATACTATTCCCATCGTGTTATAAATATCAAATATTTCTTCATCCTCGTCGCAAGTTGCCTCAGGACAACCAACGGCGCTGGGAATGAATCCAAGTAAATTGGTTGCGCAAGTGCATAAATAATCCTTAATCCTTTTCTTTTTTACCTCCAACCTTTGAAGCAAAGTATCTTGATAAAATTTTAAGCCTTCAACGCCCACGTTTTGCCCGTATTCGTTATCGAGGGTATAAAGTCCATTTGTTCCAAGCTGCATCACCATATAAGGCGCTGCCTCGTAAAGAACGGCGTTGGCGCAAAATGATTTTAACTGGTCATTCCATAACGCTTGATAAGAAGTCGATGTAAACGCCGTGGAGCTTCCTTTGTCCGCAACAAGGGCATCGTAAAACGTTAAGCCAACGGCGGGAATAATCCAACGGTATTCCGCGTCTTGAATGTGAGGGCTTATCAATGACTTATCAAGGCGTATGTCCGCAGGCGTTGGTCTTGCAACACCGCCGCTGATAACCTCAGACGGTTGTATTAATTGGCTCATTTGTTTCGATTGGTGAATAACCTAATATTTCCCTTTTTTCATCTTGCGTCAAATTATCTTCAACCTTGATTTCACCCATAAAAGAAACGGGTAAAGTGTTTGATATTGAGAATTGAACGTCTTTTAAGGCTGGGTTATAAAGCCCAATTTCGGCTAAATAAGGATTTATAATTTTAGATAACATCAAGTTTTGGCGTGGTTTAATAACCGTACTTTGCAAGTATTCCATTTCCTGACGTATCTGTTGATTACTTCCAAGTTGCCCCGCGGTTGCGAAGCCTGCAAGTGACTTGCTCCATCTGTTCGCCACAACGATCGCCGAGGCTGCCAAGTTTTGCAAGTTTAAAAATTCGCCCTCGTTTTCCTTTGAGGTCGGAATCCAATTAGCTTTTAATTTTTCGTCCCTCAATACCTGTACAAATAACTTATGGTTATTTGCCATGCCTGTAAACTTGCTTTCTATTCCTTCAACAAGTTTCTTTGCCTCAGCTGGCGTAATTGAGCCGAAGAATTGCATGATGCCCGAAGGCATGAAGCCGTTTTCAAACTTGCTTGTATTAAACCTTTGAATCCTATATTCCATTTCAGCCCACATTTTAGCGCCAATCCATTCAGGTAAACCGAAGTAAAAATAGCCTGCCGCGTATTGCTTAACATGGATAACGCTTCTTTGTGTTCCGTCCTCAAATTTCTTAAAATCTGGGTACATTGGTACCTCTCTAAATCCTTCGCTTTCGTAAAATACGCCGTCGGTGGTGAGTGGCACCTCCTCCCAATTATCATAAATGCCAACAGATTTTATAATCTGATCCGCTTCCGCTTTTCTAATACCAATATTATACACGGGTACATGATAAATATAAGTAAAGGGTTCTGAACCTACTTTGCCCTTAACAATTTCGCAAAAGCTATTCCCAAAAGCATCATAGTCAAACGCAAGCTGAGCCAAAACCTCCTGCAGATTTTGACCATGTAAATTAACCTGTGAAATAACATCCTCAATTTCATTTAAAGAATCGTCGGTGATAACCTCACCCTTCATCGTGGTTGTAAGCAATGTATTTGCCTTACCCTTCATGGGAATAAAGCCGTCACCGACGACCATGTTTGTTTTATCTTCTATTATCCTTCTTAACGTCGGCGAATTATTAACAATGGCTATAAGGCTTTTTAAAAAGTCATCCTTTTGTGTAAAGAACCTTACCCACTTTGCCCCCGTGAAATCAAGCCTCTCCCGTGACGGCTCATTAAAAATATCCTCCTTTACAAGCATTGTATTGGAGGTGTCTAAAGTAACGGAAGCAAGTAAAGGGCTTTGATTCCTTTTACTTACCCTGTTGTTCCTGTTCGGGACTGCCTGTATTTTCTTTAATTGTTGGCTCATAGCTTTTTTTCTCAGGGGTATAAATGACATGTTGCCCAACGTCCTGAGGGCTTGATTTGTACCAAGCCCTCAATTCGTTTTGTGAAAGTTCGCCGATAGTTTTTCGAATGATTCCAGCTTTGCCCGAAAGGTCTGCACCCACGTAAAGCATTTGCTTACTTTTATCCCTTACTATCATACTTTATTTAATCTAAGGCGTTCATCACTGTTTCGCCGTTAACAATGTACCTTGCTTTGTTCGTGGTTCTGCAAGTAATGGTAAGCGTTTCTTGATTTGAATCGGTAAACAATGCACCCGATAAACCTTCGGCACTTGTTAACCTTGCCACCCTTTTCTTTGCCCCAATAGTTTCAACGCCCCAAATCCAATAGTTACCCGTGTTTTCCACGTGTACGCAAACCAAGCCGCACGCCTGACCTGCCATATCTTGAATAAGGTTTCTTAATTCCTGATCGCGGCAATTTATAACTCCCGTTAAACTTTGCTCAATGGCTACCGACAAAGTATCTGGATCCTGCGTCACCGTTTCCGTGAATGCTCCTGAATTGTCCCTGAATTCGACCTCGTAAAAAACGGCAGCCGTGGAAGCCATTGTTATTGCCGTGGTTGCTCCCGATGCGTTGTTGGTTATGCTTGTCACTTGATTGGCATTGGCAATGTAAAATTTGCCAATACCACCAGCGCAAGTGCCATCTGTACATTGATTAAGCCAACCGCCTGTTATTGCGCTCATTCGTTTTTGATTAGTAGCCTAAGCTGATTAATGATGGGTGAATATAATTCACGCCCATTTTGAAACGTGCCTTAATATACACCTTTTCGTCCTTCTGGTCATACCAAAGTTCCAAAGCCGTTTCAGGGCTTAATACGTCGGTTGCAAGTACCTTGTTTTGAGGCGTAGTATATTCCACATAATGCGGCTTAGCTGTTCCAAGTCCTGTGGCGATATCGTCCCAACGGAATTGAGGTACAACGGTTACTCCACGGAAAGTAAATTGTTCAACACCGTTAATTAACTGAAGTAAACCGTAGTCACCACCACCGCCGTTTTCAATGTCCTCACGAAGCTGAGAATAAACGCTTTGCGTTACATTAAACACCTTTTGGTTCGCAGGTAAACCTTTCAACTGCAAAGGAGCCTGGTCATACACCGCGCGAAGGATTGCGAAGCCGTCACCCGCGCCAAGGTCTGCGCCTGATCCCGTGTTACAACGTGGAACTAAGTCACTTGCAACCAACTGAGGATAATAAACAGTCCAAAAACCGTCTAATGAATCAAAGTTAGGATTGTTTGAAGACTGGTCGCCGAAGTAAGAAAGACGGGTAATGTCATTTCTTATCGCCTGTTGTGTACGGGTCAAAAGAATATTTTCAATCAATGTTCCCGAAACATCTGGAAGCCTTGTACCTGTTTTCAACAACTCTTCAAAAACGGTATCCTCGAACTCGTCCCAACACATTTCCAAATCAACCTTCATTTTTTCAACGTCGATTGTGCGCTGATAAATATCAACCGAGCCAACGGGATTAAATCCGCAGCCTGAGTATTTACGTACAATGTTTTCCAACTGTTGTACGAAAACCATTTTCTTTTTATTTGCAACGTTTCCAAGTACACGGAATTGTCCGCGAAGGTCATCGTCAAAAAAGACTGGTTCTAAAAAAATGTTATTTGCCTCCGTGCCTCTGAAGGACACATCTAATTGGCTTATTTCAACTAATGCCATTTTGTTTTAATTTTAAAGATTTGGGTAAGAAATGGTTGCAGACGTATTGGTTAAAACCAATGAATCTTCAATCACAAATGAAAACTCGGTCTTTGCTCCAGCCGCTGCCGTTGCAAATAACACCTTCCAATCGTTGCCTTTATTCAACGCCGTGGTTGCTATCTGTAAGATTGCCGTCGGTGCTGAGGACTGCCAGTTGGCGTATGCCTCGTTACCTGATTCGTCTACGACGGTAACCTTGTAAAAATCACTTGCACTTGTTACACCCGTCAACGGTGCAACGCTTAAGCGATTGCCAGCCGTGGAAGTGCCATAAGTGAAGGAAACGGGAATGCGATCCTCAAAGGTATCGATGCCGTATAATTGCTCCGCGTTTATCCCTTGCGCGTTGGCATACGGGTTGGTGCGGTTTAAACTGTTTTGCCCGACGTATGTATTTGAATCGAGAAAACCATTAACGTTTGCTGTTGCCATTATCTTTGTGAGATTTTGTTTTGAACTAATGAAGCGAAAGAATCAAAGTAACTCGATTTCGCTTTTGTTTCCTGAGTTTTTTCATGTGCTGAGCCGCCCGAAGGAAGTCCAACTCCTTTTTTTACTTGCGCCCTGAGTGCAACCAATTCATTTCCCAATGTTTCAAGGACCGCCTCAATTTCATTGATAGAGTTCTTTTGTTCATCGGTCTTTTTGTACATCGATTCCATTTCCTCTTTTTGCTTTGTGTGAATGGCATCCATTTCCTCAGGTGACATTACAAAGTAGCCTTTTTCTTTGAGCATGGAAATAGCAACTTCCACCTCATCGTTTTTCGGCATTTCTTCAATTACTTTTTCTTCCTCAACAATATTTGTGACTTCTTCTTTTTCGTCCATATTGTTAAGCAAAGATTTGATTTTTTCTAAAATGGAATTACCCATGTCATCGTCTTTTTTTGTATTTGTTAATAATGCGGCTGGTACATTCAAGAACTTGTTTAGGCTATTTTGCAACGGTAACATATCAATGTTTTTTTCGCCAACTTTCACAATTTCATCAATGAAGCCAAATTCCAATGCTTCCTGAGCGGTCAGCCAAGTCTCGGCTGCCATCATATTTGTAATAATTTCTTTTAGGTTGTTTTGGTATCCCCTGCGTTTAAGAACCGAAGCCGTGTAAATGTCAAGTAACTTTGCCTCCATTTTGTCCAATAATTCAGCCGTTGCCTCAAGTTCGTCGGCGTTACCCATCGTATAACTCCAAGGTCGGTGAATCATCATGAAGGCGTTTTCAGTCATCTTAACATTATCAGCCGCCAACAGTACAACCGTTGCAATGCTTGCTACCAAGCCGATTCCTGTTGCCGTGGTTTC